TTGGATCGACCGCTGGAGCGGTAGGCATCCGGCCCATGATCTCATCGGTTATTTGTTTGCGCAGAGCTTCAACATCTATTTGTTGTGGAATCTCGCCGCGTAACTGCTCGATTTGAGCCGCAATCGGATCAATCGCACCAGTGATCGCAGCTTGCCGTTGTTGTTCTATTTGTGTTGGATCTAACTGAGCCGCTTGTAGGGCTTGCAGCCTTTCTTGCAAACCCTCTCGTTGTTTTTGACCCGTCTGTAAAGCTTCCTCAACCAACCGCCCAGTCGCTTGATACTCGCCTCTCAGCGTTTCTAAATCTTCTGCCGTTGCCCTGCCTTCCAATGCGGCTCTGAGATCCGTTTCAAGTCGTTCTCGCTCTGTACGAGCCGTATCAGCGAAGTTCTGCGATTGAGTCGTTATGTCTTCAATCTGGCTTTGTATTTCGTTAAGAGGTAAGTTTTCTATCTGGTCTCTAAGTGTGCCGATCCTGCTTTCTAGGTCAGATACAATCTGCTCCCGCTCACCTCGTAACGCTTCAGACTGCGCTGCTGTCTCTGTCGTAACCGCTTCAGATACGCCGGCTAGCTCATCGTTCAGATTGTCGATACGACCTTGAATTAGATCGACCGCACCAGCTTGAGATTCCCTAAGTTCTGCCGACAGCTTGTTTTGTTCTTCTTGTATGGTTCGAGATATGCCCCCTAGGTCTTGGGTCAATCCACCGATTCTGTCTTTCAGGTCACCAATGATGGTGCCTTGATCTGCGACCTCTGCTGCCGCCGCTTCTCTCGCTTCTTGAATGCGGCCTTCTAGTGCAGCGGATAATGCTGACCTCTCACCGGCCGCGGCTTCTGCTGCTGTCGCTGTTTGTTCTGCAATCGCCGTTCTCAGATCAGCAATCGCCTGTTCTCTTGCTTGTCTCTGAGCCTCTTCTGCCTCTCTCTGAGAGGTGATTAAATCTTGATACTGCTGCGCCAATCGTTCCTGTTCATATTCAGGACGGTCGAGACTTCTCAGCGTAGGTAATTCGCTCGCGGTTGTTCGAGGATCTCTATTGAATACCGGCTGCTCTAACAGGTAACTTTGTAGCTCAGCATAGGGAGACACAGAGGATGCATATTCGTCGGCCGCTCGATCCAAATCTGTTGTAGGGAGACCGCGCTGTCGTTGAAGATAACGCTGTTCGTCAAATTCTCCAGGCATCACAGTTGGTGCTACGATTTGTCGTCTTTCTGCCATTTAAATCACCAGTTTTTACAAGACCAATAACTGGCCGTGAAAACATCCTTCTTCTTTTCAACCGCATCACAGTTATGCCTGGCGCGAAATGATTTACGCCTGGCTGGTTGTGACTTTTTGATTGATAGATTCGGATCGCCGTATCGAACTATTTTGACTTGGTCTCCTTTCTTAGCAAGCACTGCAAACTTTTTGTTTTTGCCAGGAGTCCTTTTCTGCTGGTTGTATCCAGGGAACGACTCACCTCTATAGATGAGTCTCCCGGAAGCAGTCCTTTTTACGTCTTTAGTATCAGCCATAAGCTTTGATCAGCTCTAAGATGATCATGTAAGTGTCACCACTAGAGTGGCCTACTGTTGTGAAATCAAGGTCTCCTGTTTTGCCGCTGCCGGCATTGTTAGGAATACCTGAGAAATCACTGTAATCATGATAGCCGTTTGAGTCTTCGCTCAAGCCAATCGCTAGGACATTAGTGCTTGCATCAAACTCGATCTTCACTGACATGCCAGTACACTGCCACCAGATCTTGTTGATTTGCACACTAGTGCAACTTTCACCCGCTGCATTAGTTGAGAGTGCAGATACGTCCACTTTCTTGACTGCTGACTCACCCGTCCCGTCACTCGCGTTGGTAAACTTGAGAACGGCTTTTCTCTGACCATCTTGGATCGTTTGAGATGTTACTGTGTCAGCCATAATTTACCTCTCTAGGAAGCTGCGTCGAAGCCAGTGATTTCGATCAGGAAACGTCCAGCGGTGTAGGTAGCATCACCAGTTCCCTGGCTGACTAAGTACAAGAATTGATCGGCGGCGATATCACCACCAGCAACCACTGTGCCGGCTGAAGCTGCACCAGCGTTAATAATCTGAGTCTCTGTAAGATCACCGATCGCAGTGTCGTTGACACCTGTGCCTTCTGTCGCAGAGAACAGGTCAATATCTGTTGATCCACCGGCTGGTGTTTCCAAACAAGTCATGGTCACACCGAAAACAGTGCCTTGGTTTGCAGTCGTTACTTTACCGATGAATGCAACGCCAGAACCGTCCTTACCAATGATGTCGCCGGCAGTGCCGCCGTCCTTCAACCCAGTAAGATCAATCATGATGGTGGTTTTAACGATGTTGACGTTGGTCGCCACATCGCTCTTCAGGCGATTTACCTGAGTGACGTAAACAGCGGCAGTACCTTCGATCCCTGCGCT